CGCCTCTTTTTAACAGGTCATTCGCTTGGCGGGGCTTACGCAACATTATTCGCATATATTATTGCAGAGGGAAGAACACAAGTAGCGGCTTTTAAAAAGATAAAGTCAGTACATCTGATAACTTTTGGAGCACCATGCGTTTTAAGGGATGGTTCCAGAAACTCTTTTAATAAACATTTAGATAGTGGATTTATCACTTTAGATAGAGTCGTATCACAAAAAGTCCCTTCTGTAACAGCAGTAACACAACTATTAGTTGGCGGTATAGTAGGTCCGAACGACGTTATTCCTACAATACCAGCTGGCTTCTGTCACCCAGGATATAGACCGTTGGCGAACCCATTAAAGAACTTCCAACCAGAGTCGAAAGGTCGCCCTTATTCAATGGATTACATTCGTAAGTTTTACGGTATTCAGACAAAAACCCGATACAGAGACGCCCAGACTTGGCCGTTCTTAGAGTCTATGGATTTAGGCGACAGGAAACAATCAGCACAACTAAAGCAAAAAGTCACAGAGGTAACTAGTTTACAACAAGTACCAGATGAGCAAGACCCAGTAGCACCAAATGTTCAGGTTAAACTTGATCCGCAGGCCTTAGAAGGTGGCGGCGCAGAAAAGGCTTTATATGAAGCAGCAACAGTAAAACGCATACCTAATTTTGTATCAGTTCAGGGGTCGGCATACGCCTACGGATTTGCCCACGGTGAATACTTGGGTATGTTTTTTATGGGTGGATTCAGATTACCTGGAATGAAAAATCCTGCACAAAAAGGGATAGCAGTATTTGATTTATGCCAAAACGGCGTTCAGATAAAATATTCTAGTCTAAATTCAGGCGTCAATTTAACGATTACCAAATCAAATAATAAACAGGTGCCGAAAGGGGGGAAACGAAAGACTAGAAAGAGAGCATCTGTTTAGGAACTAATTTCATAAATAGTAATCTCCTTAGTTGCTTCACGTATTATTTGAATATCTTTTTCTAAATAGAAAAGCTGTTCCCATCCTTTTAACGGATTAAACCAAATACCATCATCAGTGATATCATCAAAGTTAAATAACCGACCGATATAATCTTCAATAATCCATTCATTATTAACTTTATAAATATGTTGAATAACGCTAAAATCATTTGCACGAAAATGCCACACCATCACCTTTCTATAAGATTTTATAATATTATTAACGTATAAATTACCGCCAAGTGCCAAAGTTACGCTTAGCGCAACCTTCTTTGATGGGTGCGCTAAGCGTAACTTTTGGCCTATAGAGGTCTGCTAAAGTCAAGACCCGTTATGGGGTCTTAACTTTAGCACAGACCGGTACCGGACAGTGTCAAACTTAAGGCCTTCCGTCAAAGGAGCTCTTAAGTTTGATATAAGGTGGTAAAATATTTTCAAGAAAATGATGAAGATGAAGGATTCCAAAAAAAACTTGGTCTATTTATAAAATGACATCGTGCTTGAGGACAACGTTTAATCTATCTGCACACCAACGCCCCACTGTTGGTGACACAAAGACATCCGTTATTTCGGATGACCATATTGGATGGTTAAAATGCGACGGTCGTGCCTTAAGTACATCTGAATACTATTTTTTATTCAAGGTTATAAATTATAGTTTTGGCGGAAGTGGTGGCACGTTTAATTTACCGAACGGTGCTGGTACTGTTCCGGCTATAACAGGCTTAGGAACTGATTCCAACGCAAGCACATTTACGTTTATGTTAGGCGAGCAGGTCGGCGAATATGTTCATACACTTACTATTCCAGAAATCCCTTCGCACAACCACGGTGTTGCAAATGTAACGCAGAATGCACTCAATAATTCAACAAGTGTTGTCTATACAAATATCTCGGTAAATGTATCAACTACAGGAGTTTACGATGCTGGTCACGCACACTCTTATACAGCACCTGGCGGAGATAATGCTTATAATGTGGCGGGTGGAAATAGAAATATAGGAACAAATGGTCAGACAACAAGTTCGGCTAATGCTGAAATAAGAGACCCTGGGCACAGACACAGTATAACAGACCCCGGACACTCACACACTCTACATTCTGCAGGGGGGGATAGATATCACAATAACATTCAACCCTCTTTACCTGTTGGTAATCTATTCATTTATTCAGGATTAGTAAATTACGGCGCATTTCCATACACAACACCCACGATTATGTAAATATTGTTATTATTAACTAAAATTAAAGTGAATACCCTTTAATTTTAGAAAATCCCTATTTCGTCCGCTTAGCTTTACACAAAGCCATACACGCCTCTTCTACATCTTTTTCTGCTTGGTAGTACTCTTCATACGCTGCCATCTTTGAAGCCGAGTGTTCTATAACAGAAAATTGACCAAGCTTAACTCTCGACTCTATCAAAACCTTCTTACTTTTCGTAATCGCATTTTGCAGAATCGTTATATCTGGTTTAACTAGTATATTAGGAGCCGAACACGTTGCTCGCAAACTCTTTATTAAATTTTCAGGGTTTCCTAAAGTGGCGCGTCTTTTAGGTTCTAAATTAAAACTATCAGGATATAAGCTAAGTCTATTAAGTAAATCGGTCGGATCTGCCAGTGTTTTCCGTCTTTCGATGGGTAATCTGTTTACAATTTTGTCCTGGACCTGTTCGCTCATTTATACATAGCTCTAGAAAAAAAATGGACTGTTATAAGCAGAACCCCCACGTACAATTTGAGGAATAGCTGCTGCTGTAGTTATTGTATTCAATGCCCTGGAACCCTGTTTTAAAAGCAAATCTAACATTAATAGTACGAATATCCCAGTCATTACGAATAAAATAATTTCAGAGTGATTTGACTCAGACCTAGATATCTCTAAATTATCGATTTTCTGGAATAACTCATCTAGCCGTTTCCTTAATTCGGTGTCTTGTGTCACAGTTCCAGCTAATGAAACCGATTTCTCTTCGGGTGCCACTAAATTACGCTCTTCGTCGTATTTAATTTTCGGCGCAGGAACTTTCTTATAAAGGGTATTATACCCGTCAACAGAAGCTCCGGGGAGTCTAGGTGTTTCAGCCTTCGGATTAGGCATATGTTCTTGAAACTGTTCATACCAGTTCGGTTCAAGCATAAACTGTTTATCAAAATCGGGGCTATCGTCACTAGGAAATGGGAAAAAATCTTCATTTGGGTCGGGGGCACCAATTAAATAGGAAGAGAGACTAGTTGATAGATCGTTTTTGGGAGGACCTCCACCCAATAGTTCGGCCGGTTGCTTGGGCCGATGAGCAGGTCTATCGGGCTCTATAACAGATGGCTCCTGTGGTGGTAGATTGGAGCGTCTGTGTTTTCTAGATTTAAGTTTACCAGAAGAACTATGGTTATTAGGTTCTTCAGGTGATTGCTGCCTCATAGGCGGCAATACAGATTCAGAGATATTTGTTTGAAATGCCTCCTCCAAAGTACAATACGACATCTTCTGATTTATAGGAAGAGTCACCCTAATTTGTATCTGGGTTTTTCATTATTCAAAATCAACGGTCGTCCGGAATAATAAAATCAGACTTAATAAATGAAGCCGGATTATATACCGGGTATTGTTTTGTGTTTTGGTGTCACATTAATAACTGTTTATTTTTGGTATAAAGTCACAAAACGGGAAGGATTTGATAATCCAATTCTAACACAGATTCTACAAACCGCAGCAGACGAACAAGAGGAAAAACCGATGACAAGTACCCAAGCTGCTGCGAACTACCGAGCATTATTAGTTTACATTAAGAACGACTTTTCAAACGGATTAAAGTTAGTATATGATTTAAATAAACGCGTTTTTGGTAAAACAGATAGAGTCCCGGATACTTTTGACCCTAGAGAGATTTTGGATAATTATAAAAACCCTATAGCTGGAATATAAACCTAAGATTCATCAGGAATGCAACAACAGCCACAACAAGCTGGTGGCCCAAACTGGTTACCACCAATAGAGATTGAATGGTTAGGTGCCGCAATTTTGATAATAGTTGGTGCAAATGTAGAACAGATACCAGTAGAATATCACAAAATCCTATCCAACCCTTTAGTATTTCTTGTAGGTATGTTAATCTCAGCCGGCTTAGCCTCTCTTAAACTTATACCGATGGCTTTAGCAGCAGCATTCTTTTTAGTAAATCTAATACGGTTAATGCCGAAAAAAACGGCGAAGACCCCCGGAACAAAAGAGGGATTCGTGCCATCAGGCACCTTAGATTGGGTTACCACGCAAAAGAAATGGTTCGTTGAAAAGGTTTTACAGGAACGGCCAGTGGCTATTCAAGAAAAGGAAGTGGCGACATACCCGATTCAAGCTTAAGTCTAATTAAAGTCTTATAAAAGTCAAAGAATAGTCGTACTTGACTTTAGTAAGTTCTCTTATTAATACAGAGGGACATGGGATTCAAATACATAGAATTAGGCACCGTATTGATTTTAGGATGGATAGTTGTTTGGTTAACCTTTCCGTTTGAAAGAAAATACGATGAGGTTCTGAGAGACTATGCAAGAGAACCCCTATTTAGAATCCTTCTAGGCTTTTTATTAATATTTGTTTCTCAGTTTAGTGTTCCAGTCGCCCTTCTATTATTCTTAATAACCTTCTTTTGGATAACTGATGTTCATCTTGTGTCAACCATTAAATTTTAAGGCTCCATAACAGGAGATGTCTAGAAAAAGACAAGCTGGAGGTAATCCTCCTTCAGTAATACAAGTTGTAGGGGGTGCAGGTTTTCCTATGCCCGGTTTACCAGCTGTGGCGCCTACTATGATAATGGACCCGCTCTCTTCTACACTATCTTTACTAAACTCAAATCCGTATCTAATTGGTATATTCTATCTATTTTTGAATTTAGGTGGTCGATTTCTCTCATTAGAGTTAACGAAGCGTCAAGAATGGTTTTTAGCGCAATCGTATGTAAGACCATTTATCTTATTCGCTGTTATGTTCATATCGACGCGTAATTTAGCAGTAGCATTCTGGACTACAGTAGGAATATTATCAGTATTATGGCTCTTTGCAAATGAAAACTCTGCATTCTGTCTAATCCCTGGGTGGAAAGAGAAAGCTCCGGAAAATAACTATGATGTCAATATGAATAAATTAAAAAAGACAGAGATTCCTGAGGATGGCAATCACGACCCTATAACTGTAACAGGTGAGCATCCTGTTGCAGAGCATCCTGTAGCTGAGCATCCTGTAGCTGAGCATCCTGTAGATGAGCATCCTGCAACAGCAATCCCTTCTACAGAACACCATTTATCTGCGGATCATAAAGAAGTAGACGACCATCCAAAAGATAACTATGTAAATGTGATAAAAGAGGACCCTGTTCCAAATAATAATATAAAGGAACACTTCGCAAGTTATTAATATTAGTCTTTCAAAGTAAGATGATAGTGAACAATATTTAAAATTTGATTTGGTTATAATTATTAGAAATAATCATAACCATTATGGAACTAGCACAAGGTCTAATAATAATTGCTATAGTTTGTGTTGCTCTAGTAGCTACAAAAATTGTCTGGGAAATTGGTAAATGTATTTGCGGAATACGAATTAGCATTGACTATGTTCCAATTTAATAAAGGCTTCCAAAATAGAGATGTCTGGAAACATAAAAAACGTATTATTAATACCCGACGAATATTTTACAAAGGGCCTTATAAAGAAAACTGTCTCTAAAACGTATGAAACACTTACAGTTAAACCAGGAACAATAGTATTTCGTGGAGATTTTACTGAAAAGAAGATACCTTCTGGTAAATATCCAGTATTTTTCGGAGATAAGAAAAGTGCACTCATATACACACGTGGTGCCCCTGAAAAACTCTCTGCCTATAAATTTTTTAAGGCACCAAAACTATTTAATCTCTGCTATGAAAATTTAGGAGAACTATTATCAGACGAAACGTTGACAGAAGATGAGCAATCAGCACTGGAAATGTATTTAAATATTGGCGTTGATTCAGAAGGAGCAAAATTCCCTTACATTATTCCAGTCGAATTTTTGAAAGGAAAGGAAAACTTGAATGCGAAACTCTACTTGAATAGACGCATTCTGAATATGATTTGTCGTATGGGATACGATGGATGGATCAGTTTACCTGGGCAGATTATACAACGTAATTTAGTTGGGATTTCTGAAAACGGAGAACGCAAATATAAATTCAATCCGTATAATCCTGAAATAGCGATTTGTAATTGGGCTTCATTTATGGAACCGTATTAAATACCGGTCAGTATAAAAGTTAAGAACCCACACTCCGTGGGGTTCTTAACTTTTTACGACCTCTATAAGGCGGTAAATGTAACACCAACTGCCAAAATAAAGCGACTCTTTGAGGCGCTTTATTTTTGGCTTACTTGGCCAATAGAGGTCTGCTAAAGTCAAGACCCGTTAGGGGATATTGACTTTAGCAAAGACCGGTAATGCCTGTAATAAAACATTCGGCACCTTACTATCGTATGAAAAAGAAGTGGTTCCACCAACAGGCTTAAAACTATTTGTCATTTCGCTGTTAACAATAGCAGAAAGCTTCGCTATTGTTGTATCCAAGTGTTCTGTAAACTTCACACTAACAATCTTGTACATTTATATTAATAGTTTAGTTTTTTTTAAAATCATCAGGGAGCCCCCGTTTTAAACAATCAAGTTAATAGATGCTCCAACCGGAGCCCCAGTTGGCTTACGTTTCCCGCCACGACCCGATTTACGTGCAGCTGCTTCAGAACCGTTCATTGTAGTGCTTGTAAATATACTCTGAGAATCTTCGTTCAACTCAGGTCTACTAGGCGGATTGAAACCAGCTGACTGACCTCCCACAGAGTGCCTATCCTCCTGCTCAAATGCCTTTAAAATATCTTCTACACCAGTGGGACCACGCATCTCACGTCTAGCAGTCTGTGCTTGAGGGCTCGGTGGGGACGATGCTTCTTGAGGGTTCCAGGTTCCGTTGTCAGGGATACCTGTGAAAGCTTGGGGCTCTTGTTGCTGCTGTTGCGGTTGTTGCATTGGTGGCTTCTGTCCCATACTCATAAAGTTGGCAAATCCTGGACCTACCTGAGAAGCAGCAGCACTAGCGAACTGTCTAGCTAAATCGGGATTCTGCTTCAAAATGTCATCCATACCAGGCATCTTAGACTTGAAGAATGTATTAGTTAAATGACACATCGATGCGCTTATACCGAGTGTCATTAGTAACCGGATCTCAGGTGCCACCTTTGTCCGGTCCTTGTATTTATCATAGAGCTCCTCAAATATTTCATCGTAATCCTCTTGATTTTCATTAACGGACTCGGACCAGCCATCAAGGTTCACATCCACCGGATTGAATTTCTGATTCAAGAACTCCATCCCTGTTACGCAAGTGACAAGCAGATTACGCTGAAACTTAATACTCTTCTCTAGTCCAGCACTATCAACGAGACGACTGTATTCCGCTTTTATCTCATCCAACGTATTGGTCATATTCATAGAGTTACCGACAACACCCTTAGTGGCTAGGCGACGCATCTTCGTTAAAAGAGCCGTTTTCTCCGTAGCCTCTTGCTCAGGAGATAGTTTGGGTGCCATAGTAGTTTCGGAACTAGTGCCAAGGCCAAGACCAGAACTAGAGGCAAGACTTATTGGCTCAGAAAGAGGTATAGAGTCCAGATTTACGGCGCCAAAATCTCCTCCACGATTAATATGGATTGAATCGATACCCTTGAGACCTGTATCTGCACTGGAAAATGAGATCTTTTTCTGAGTATCTTCAATATTTACAAACTCTATGCCGTTAGAGATAGGAGTCTGTGGTGCTTGAGGAGGCGGGCTGTGAATTTGGAAAGTAGAACCAGATGAACTATACGGATTTGCAGTAACACTAGGAGTCTTAGGACTTGCTGATACCTTATTCTGGTTTGCTAAAAGGTCCATATCAAGATTTCTTGTACCGTTTCCTATGTCAGAAATATCTAGGGTTATCAGGTCGTCAATATTTGCTGAGTTTGTAGCGAAATTATGTAAATCTGCCAGATTGCCGCCGGGATTCGTGTTCATGGTACTATTCGCTTTACAGTGGATGTTTAGGTGATTTTATTTAACCTAACGCAGACACATCAAAAAACAGTCAGCTAAGTCAGAACGTTTCGTCTTTGATAAAAAGAAATCGCGCCACTTGCCTTCACTAAGTTTCTTTAAAACCATCTGCTCAGCGACACCCTTTCGCGCCTTGTAATTATCACCTGCTGCAGCGACAGCCTCTTTTTCTTCTTCTGTTTTTTTGCTAGCATGGACAAAACTCGTTGTGCCAGACCACCCTTTCTCCTTTTTTAGTCTGTGAACTAGTAGAGAAAAAAGGATAATCTGTACTGTTTTCATAGTGGGGTTATCGAACACAGGCTGATTTTCAATACGCACGCAACTACATTTTGAGAATAAGTCAAGCCTGCTATCTAAAAATAAGTTTATGGCGTCTAATAGTTTAGTAAGGTCAGTTTTCATAGTACCTTTCGGTTTTACATAAGGCATAAGATATCGCTCTTTCGCACAGTTCAAATAATCTACCTTTATTTTACAGGGCGGCCATTCTTCTTTTTTCGCCAGGTCTTTCAGACTCTTAATAGTGATTGTCGTTAAAGGTAACACAGTTAGTTTTTTTGATTTTACACATTTTTTACAGAGTAACGAACCACTACAATCAGTATAAGAAGGGGGGCCGCCACAAGAACAGCGCGATGCTGTCTGTGAATCGGATCCGGCTAATAAATCATAATTATCCCAATCTTCAATAGCACCACTACAGTCTGAAAGACAGTATGCTAAATTACGGATACCTAAATCAAAGGATAAGATAAGCATAGAGATAAAGCTGTGCTGATTTTTAAGTGCTATTAAACTCTAAGTCCTTGACTGCTCCAAAATCGAAGTCACACTCTGGACAGAAACAGTGTTCCGTATCATCTACAAACTTCTTTGTAGTACACGGAAGACATATTGAGTATCCGCCACTGTGATGCTCACGACACCCCTCATTGTACAAAAGTGCCGCTTCGTGTTCTGGATCTGACCTGTAACAGAGGCTGAATTCGCAACAACTTTGACACGAACCGTACGTCCAATCGTGGAAACGCCCGTCCTTATTTTGTACAGGAACGCAACCTTCGATAGAACAGTGTCCGTCTTCTTTTACATGAGCAAGAGATTTTACAAGTTCATCACTATCAGGAATCTCTGTAAGAGGTCCGAAATCGTATGAACATTCTGGACAGATACAGTGTTCTTCGCCAGTAATATACTGCTTATACATTTTTGTTTGAAAGGCTTCAAGAGCACAGTATAAACAGACTGAGTAGCCACCGCCGTGATGTTCACGGCACCCTTCATTATATAAAAGCGTATTATAATGTGTGTCATCCTGTTTATCACATATTATAACACGTTCGCAATTTTGACAAGAACCAAACGGTTGACCGTTTATTACAGAATGACATTCTTGAATAGAGCACCTAATCATTTTAAAAACAAGAGAATCAAGAGGCGTTCATATTTATTGAATAAGTCATCAAGAGCGCAATCACTTAAGTATTTAACACCTATTATAACTTAGACGATGGTATTAAACTATATAGGAAGTAAAAAAACCTTAGCCCCACGCTTAGTATTAGAAATTGTAAAGGTGTGGCCCGACCTTGAGACGTGGGCCTTTTGCGATGCATTTGCAGGAACAGGGGCGGTAGCAGTAGCCATAGCACCGCACGTGAACTCTATTTTAGTAAATGATTGGGAACCTTTTACACAGAGTATTTTGAAAGCCCAATTCACCCCTCCACCAAATACTCTGGCGTTAGTCGACGCTCTTAATCAAGCTACTCCGACTACTGGAGCAATCACACTTACATATTCTGAAGCAGCAGGAAGATTATTTTTTACAACACTGAATGCACAACGGATTGATGGCATAAGAGAGGCTTTGCGGAGCAACGCGTATACAGAAGAGGAACGCAACTATTTAACTGGTGTTTTAGTTTCATCAGCAGACTCGGTGGCAAATGTTGCGTCAGTTTACGGCGCCTATCTAAAAAATTTTAAAAGTAGCTCAGAAAACCTATTGACCTTAAAAGTGATAGCACCAGCAGTAAAAAGAGGTCAGGTTACAAATATGGATGCTCAACTGTTGACAGTAGACCCAAATTTCATAAAACCAACAACTCTTCTCTATTTGGATCCGCCTTACAATCAGCGTCAATACGGTGCGAACTATTTCCCTTTAAACGCTATTGCTGATATAAATGCCGACACTTTGGATGTCGCTGGTATAACAGGTATCCCAACAGCAGGTTACAAGAAATCCGGTTTCTGTTCCAAAAAGACAGCGGCTGAGAATTTAACGCATATAGTCAAAAATACACCAGCTCTAAGAATTGTTCTCTCTTATAATAATGAAGGGATTTTATCCCACGATGAAATTGTAGATATTTTCAGAAATAATAATTGGATTCACAGACGAATCCAAATACCTTATAAACGGTTTGCCTCGCAAAAAGACCTTGACCCAGATACAGTAGAATACCTTTTTATAGCGAATAGAGTATAAACAAATAATAAAATTTGAAAATAAAATCCTAAATAAAGATAAGGAAAATGCCTCTACAAGTAAAGACTTTTACAGGAAGACACATCGCAATTCTTAGGAAGAAAAAACAGACATATAGTATATTAGAGTTTAGCCGTACAAGGAATGCATGGAGGCCTGCCGTATTAGATCCTGTAGTTAATCCGATAACTGTTATACGGAAGCCGATTAATAATAATGCTGGAAGGGATGATGTTCATGCAAATATTGCCATAGATTCTACAACTCGATTAATAGAATGCAAGGCAAGTGGTTTATATTTAAAATACGGAGTGATAAATGTTCCAGTAATTGAAAAACGCCCAAAATCACCTAGGAGTTTTCCTGCCAGTTATTTTAAAAACGAATTCACAAGTCAATTTCAAGAAGAGGCAGTAGATATAGGCCCTCTTTGGGAAATAAATCCTCCTTTAGTTGTCCCACGGCCACCTGGACTAGAAGTTGTAAGAAATATTATGGCTAATCAAATAGTAGGGCAACTAAATAGAGACGTAATTCTTGCGCGAAATAGACTAAGGAATCCGCCCCCCGTAGATCGCCAAACAAATACATTTATCATTGAAAAGATACCGCAGCGAATCGCTTGGATTGTAGGCGAAGACGCTGAGAAAAAGGGTGATACTTGTCCTATTTCACTTGAGCTCCTATCACCGGTAACGGCCTCAGTAACAGCTTGCTATCACGTATTTAAGACAGAAGCAATACAAACGTGGTTTGAAACAAGTAATAAATGCCCGATGTGTAATGAGATAACAGTCTTCACAGAGTGTTTTATATCGACTTAATAAACTCCCATCCCATATCGTCGCAGATGCATTGCCAAATCTTATCTTGCATATAGAGTTTTTCTCTTGATTTTAATAGAGGGAAACACGGTAGAAACTCATCTAGCTCTAAAAGCTGGCAGAATTTATATAAAACGTACGAATACGATAAAAAGTTAGACCGTCCTTTAGGACAATGTTTAATAAAGGATGGTTGAATTTCACGGAACATATAGCGCAGTTTATCTTCCACCTCTCTAGATAATACTGGTGCCTGTACCCCATTTAGTCGGTTCATAATATGCGCAACATGCTCATAATATTTACTCAACTTCAGTTTCTTAAGAATTTCACGGAGCTTTGATGGCTTTAGTTTAATCGTATCGATTATTCTCTCCTTCTTTAATTCACTTTGTATCTGTTCAAAGATATCCTGCGGAATCTCCGTCGTCTCTTTCGCCTGAAACTGAGCTAGCCACTCGTTCAAATGATTTATCTTTTTATAGGCAAAATAAGAGATTTCACGGGGAGGTTCCTTATAAGACGGCTTCTCAGAGTCAATCAATATAAAATCCTGATGCCCGCATTTCGGACAACCCAGCATTGCCTCATTTTGAGAAAAGTGCATTTCATTATCGCACATCGGGCAACATCCATAGTCAGACTCAATACCTGAACCAGGCATTATACCCGTTTTAATCGCAGTAGGCTCAACTATAGATAAATACTTTTCTAAAGCTTTATCACGTCTCATACCTTCTGTATCCGTTACAACTTCCGATGCTTTTGACTCTTTTCGTAGAACCCGTTTTTTTATAGTAGGCTTCACATCGACAGATTCAGAAACCCCCGGTGTTTTAAAATACGATAGCACAGAGTTTGCAGGAGTACGAACTTTATTAGACTCTTTCGCAATGCTGTTATCACCTGTAGCAATACGCTGTTGTGTATCATAATATCCGAAAAGGATATCACCTACATTTAAATAATAATTCATTAAATCTTTATCGGTCTCAATATCTGATATACGTTTCACGATATCGTCTTCTAATTCTAGTGCCGCTTTATGTTCATCGTTGAACCGTTTTTCAATAGGCCATCCCGCCAACTCGTACCGCAAATCACCCAATTGCTGTTTTAAATCAGGTAACGATTCTTTAAGATCGCAGAACTTTTTGACTTTATCGTTATGAAACCCCTCTAAAGTTGTCAATTTATCTTGATATTGTTCTAAATTCACTTCTTGGAAAACCTGAATAGGTGTAAGAAGTTCATTTAATGAGAAGTTAGACATTTGTAATATGGTCTTTTCACACAAATCGTTTAGGTCAGGTATGGGATCCTGAACGCAGAATTTTTTTGCGGCTGCAAAACTCCCCGGCAAAATTTTTTTCGGATTCTGATGTATAAAGACAATATGGGTGGTGGTGGTCTAATGCAGCTCGTTGCCTATGGTGCCCAAGATATCTACCTTACAGGTAACCCTCAGATCACCTTCTTCAAGGTAGTCTACAGACGCCACACGAACTTCGCGATGGAGGCCATCGAGCAGACGTTCAATGGCTCAGCCAACTTCGGCAAGAAGGTAACGTGCACGATCTCCCGTAACGGCGATTTAATCCACCGCATCTACCTCCAGGCGACACTCCCCTCAGTCGTCCTCTCTTCCAGCGACGGCTCTGGTGCTCAGTTCCGCTGGCTCAACTGGGTCGGTCACAATCTCATCAACAACGTTGAGCTTGAGATCGGTGGGCAGAAGATAGACAAGCACTACGGTGACTGGCTCCACATCTGGAATGAGCTCACGCAGGAGCCTGGCAAGCAGGCGGGCTATGCCGACATGGTTGGCAACGTCCCCCAGCTCGTGAATCTTTTAACGCAGGGTGGTGAGGCCTGCGACAATGACTGCGCCCAGGGCGAGCCCAACGCCTCATCTGAGGTGCTTGCGTGCTCCCCTGAGTACACACTCTACGTTCCCCTCCAGTTCTGGTTCAACCGCAACCCTGGCCTTGCGCTCCCTTTGATCGCTCTCCAGTACCACGAGGTCAAGATCAATCTCGAGTTCGAGACGCTCAACAACCTCTGCTGGGACATGACGGCGTCAACGGGCCACACGGTCCGTGACAGAGTCTCTCAGTCCGGCCTTGTCTCTGCGTCTCTCTACGTCGACTACATCTATCTCGACACGGACGAGCGCCGCCGCTTCGCCCAGGTCTCCCACGAGTACCTCATCGAGCAGCTCCAGTTCACGGGCGGCGAGTC